GCTGCGGCACTTTTTTAAATGCACAGAGCCAGCCGAATCACCTCGACGGCGGCTTCCAGCCGCAATGCTGTACTCCAGCTTCGTTGTTGCCTACGATGGTTTTTGCCGTTGGGTCACCAAGCACGTCCGTCGGCAGCAGATACACGGGCTTGAACCACGTGCAAGACCGGTCGATTATGCGAGTCTTGACCACCACCTCAGGTTCTAGTGTCTGGGGCTCGCTGCGCGGCGGCTGCGTTACTGCGCAGCCCGAGAGTGCGAGAGCCGCCACGATGCTAACCGCGCGTGCGCCATTTATCGACAGCATGCTGCACCTCCTCGTGGGTCATTGCGGCAAGGGTTGAATCGATATCGGTGCGCGCGCTGGCCGCGTTGACGGCGGATTGAGCAACATCCGCGTCGGCTTTCGCTGCCGCTGCGCGATCGCGCTCGGCCTGCGCTTTCACCTCCGCGACGTTCTTCTCTGCCTGCGCCTGCTTGACTCGTGCCTCCGCAGCGCGGTTGTCGCCCGACTTCATCCCCAGCCAGGCAACTAGCCCACCGATGGCCACGCCCAGCGCGCCTAAGATCTGCGCCCAGAATGGCGCGAGTATTGCAATAAAAGAAGCCATGACACCTCACACGTCTTGCGCGCCGTAGCGCAGGTTGTCGGCCATGCGCGCCATCCAGCCGCTGCCGAAATAGGAGAAGGTCGAACGCGTCCGCATGAAGTCGATGCGTTGGGCAACGTAGCGCATGATTTGCGGGCCTTCTGGCATGGACAGGGCAGCAGCCCGCGTCACTGGTCCCCATACGCCATCGGCAGGGACGCCAAGGGCCTGTTGCAAGCCCAGGATGGCCTGCCGGATGCCAGAGTTGATGGCGTAGTCCAGTCCCTGGTACGCGATACCGTCATACAGCTCGTCGGCGTGAATCTTCAGCCAGAAATCGCGCTCGTATATTTCGATGGCCTGGTCACGCGACAGATTCTTGATGTCGAGATGGGGATAACTGCGCTTGCTGATACCCCATTTCGTCTCGCCGCCCGGGTCGCGCGGATCGTTGACATAGCCGCCTTCGTGTCCCAGCACACGCTCGATGGCCGTTCGGAAATCAACCATCCCCCAGCTCCTCCTCCTTGCGACCGAGAAGGCGCGCGACCCGACGCCGGATCAATCCGTAGATGAATCGTTGGTTGGCGATGCGCGCCAGGACCGTCAGCGCCACGCCGATGGCCGGGCCGATCGCCTTCTCGCTCGTAGGGAAGTACTGCACCAGCAGCGGCATCAGGTCGCTGGTCCAGTGGTCCGCCAAGATCGGCAGCGCGATTAGGATGCCCAAGGTGGCCAAACCAACCCAAACCGACCACCACCGCTTAACCTCGCTCCATTCGTCCGCCAACAGCTTCTTCATTTCGCCCACCTCTGCGTGTCCGGCCGATTGGCGGCCATGTTCGTGATGATCTGGTCCTTCAACTGGTCCATCTTCCCGATCACGTCCTTCACGTCTTGGCTGATGTTGCGCAACGCATCACGGGTGTCGCTGCGCTGGTCGACCTGTGCCGACTCGATCCGTGCCATCCGCTGCTCCTGCTGACGGTCATGTTCTTCTAGCGTCTGCACACGACTGAGCAGCGCGTACCACCCAGCTATGACTATCGCGGCGCCACCGACGAGCCAGATCAACAGGCTTTGCAGGCTGATCGTCGGATCGATCCAGCGGGACTTCGGATGCTGGGTGTCGTGCATATCTGTCCTTTTGATAGGCATAAAAAAAACCGCCTTCAGGCGGTCAGGGGTCGTAAAATCCGACGATGGTCTTCGATCCCATCTATCTCGGCTGGCTTGGCGCCCTTGTAGTCCTATGGGCTTGGAACGCCTGGCGCCGCAAGTAGCCCACCTAACGAAGCAGCAGGAAGCAGAAGGCTCGCACCAGCGGGCGTCTGGCGCTGCGTCTGTGCCAGCAGGCCGGGCATGATGTTCTGCGCCTGGCCTTGGCGGATAGAAATCTCGATATTCCGCAAAGGATTGAGAATCGCGGCCTCACCAAAGGGAATTTTTCCGGCAATCGATCGCATCAGGTCGTAGCCGCGCCCGGCAAGCAGCGCCCCCGAGTTGCTGTTGTTCACGGCCGACCCGACCGGTTGGGCCTGGAGATAACTCGCCACCCGCCCCACCGCTTTCAGCTGAGTGATTTCCTGCGGAGTAAAGAATAGCTGTAGCTTGCGGTCCCCAATCGCCTTGATGGCGCGGTTATAGGCCGACTGGCTGAACTTGCCCACTTCGTCGGATGCGCCATTCAGCGCCTTGTCCCGAAGGTGGCCCACGATGGAATTTCGCACGGCTTCCTTCTCGGCTGGGCCTATGTTTGCCACCACCGCGCGGGCGTCAGTCAGGTCGCCATTCACCACGAACTTCTGCACGAACTTGTCCGGCTGGGCACCGGCTAGCGCCGCCTCGACCGGCTTGGACGACTCCTGCCAGTTGAATCGAGCCTTCGACGCGGCGCGCGCCTGGTTCAGTGCATCCATGTACGCGGCAGAAGACTCGTCAACATTGCGCAGCACACTTGCAACGTCGCCCGTCACGATCCCGGGCGGCAGCCCAGTAGCCGGGCGTGGCTCAGCGGCATCGATAGCTCGGCGCGCGATGGCGAGAGCCGCCTTCACGTTCCCGTCCTGCGTACCGCGCTGAGCCGTGGCGAGCATGGTCTTCAGGTTGTCCAGAACCTGAGCATTGAACGGCACTTCGTGCACCTGATCGCCAACACGGACCGAGCCTTTCGATATCTGGTTCAACATCGAACCGATGTTGTCAGGCAGGAAAGCCAGCTTGTTCTCTTTCGCCAGCGCGTCGAACACGCCATTGATGACCGGTGCACGCTCCAGCGGGATATCCCCACCCGCCATGGACCGAGCTCGGTTATACAGGTCCGTCACGTGAGACTGAGCAGCAGCATCCCGGTTCAGGATGGTGCTGATCACACCGGAGCCAGCCTGGAACGGATCAGCCTTATCCGCGCCGGCTTCGTTCAGCCGCTGAATGAGGGTGGCGTTATTGGCGTTCTGGATCCGTGGCAGAGCGGCGAGCTGATCGTCCGACGTGTTCGCCGCGATCTTGGCCAGGTTCTGCTCCCGCGTGATCTGCACCGGGTCCAGGGTGATGGCGCCACGCGTCGGCGTAGCCCCGACTGTGCGGAAGTCTGCCAGGCGACGCACAGCATCGGGACGCAACTCCCGGCCAGTGCGCAGGACCGAGGCCATTTCCGCCTTCAACGCGCGGAGCACTCCATCCGGCAGCGTGGAAGCATCTACCCCCGCATCCGTCAGTGCGTTGGAGAGCCGAACATCGATATCGGCCGGCGACACCCGCGACAACAGAGACTTCCCAGCGCTCAGCCCGGCGTTCGCAGCGCTTGCCAAGCCCGCGCCAGCCAAACCGCCCAGAAGCGCCCCACCCGCTTGCCCAAGCGGCCCGCTACCGTTTTCCTTCGTCACGCCACCGAGCAGCCCAGTCCCGGTAGCCGAAGCGACTTGCGCTCCCGGGCCGGCGGTGAGCAATCCGCCCAGTTGCCCGGCAAGTCCCGGCGCCGCCTCAAGCAACTTCGCAGCCCCGAAACCAGGCGCCACACCCGCCATCAGCCGAGCGGCATCCCCTACTACGCGTTCCTGTTTCGTCTCCGGCTTCGGTAGCCCCACGGACCCGGCGAGCTCGGAAGCCGCCTTCCCGGTCGGCGCGGCCTCAGGCAGCCCGACGGCTCGCGCGATAGGGTTCACCATACCAGCACGCAAGGGCTCGGTGAACAGCTGAAGCGCATTGCCCACGCCCTCGATGCCGTACCGGGCCGTCAGACCAAGTTGTCGGGCCAGGCCTTCCATAAAGGTGCGCTCAGGCGGCGCATCAGCAGGGCCGCTTGCGGCGGCAGGGGCGGCAGGCGTGGGAGTCGGCTGCGCCTGCGTCGCGGTGACCGGCGCATCCTGGTTCCCCATCTCGACCCGAAGCACGCCGTCCGGCCCGCGCGACGTGGAGACACGAGGCGCAGCGGTCTTCGCGCCTGCGAATATGTCGTCCGTATCCGCCGCCTTCGGTACCGCCGTCTTCGCACCACTGAAAATGTCATCCGACTCAGCGGCTTGGGCAGAAGGGAATATGGCGTTCGCAGCTTGGTTCAACATGCCGCGCCAGCCCGAGACGCCCCGGACCGCATTGGCGGCAGCGACAAGCTTGTCCGCGTACTGCGGGTCTTCCGCATAACCACCGGACGCCAGAGCTCGGGCGTACTTCTGCGCGTCCTCTCCGACGTTCATGACCCCCTGATATCGACGGCCAATCAGGCCGGCAAAGTCCTGGCCGAACTCGTCAGGCGATCCGTAGGCACGATACTGGTCGTTGCTGCCGGTTTGGTTGTCCACGGCAGCGACACCCGCTCCTTTGATGTTGCCAAGGTTGTTGGTGCCAGGAATAACGCTCTTGCCCCAGCCGGTTTCTAGCCCCCATTGCCCGAGCAGGATCGACGGGTCCACCCCTAGTTGCCCGCCGATGGTATCGGCCAGGCCGCCGTACTGCTGTACGAACTGCTGCGGATTCGCCATTTACTGTCCTTGCGGGAAAAGAGGGTTGTTCGCGGACCAATTCGAGAGCGCCGTTTGGAAGTCGTTGCCGCTCGGATCCATGGAATCCAGCCGCCCGTACTTCTGCCGCCACTTTCGAGCGAAGGACGCCACGTCCTTGTTCCGCTCCAGCACCTTCACCTGATAGTCGATCAGCTGCTTACGGCCGGCGTTACTCTGGGTCAGGTTCGGCACGGAGGCCTGTAGGAAGTTACGGTCAGCGTCCGACATCGCGCCGGGCATACCGCCACCGTTGGCTGGGTCTCGGAGTTGCAAAGCGAGCTGATTGCCGATGGCAACGGCGGCTTCCTTGGCCGGCAGCTTTTCATCGAGCTTGATATCCAGCGAGTTTGCCAGCTTCGCCCCCTGCAAGCCCAGATTGGACAGCGTGCCGCCCTCGAAGCCGTCCAGCAGCTGCCCGACGCGCTGGTAGTTGGCAATTTGCTTGTCGGCGTTCATGCCGGAGGTTTGCAGGTTGTTGTAGGTGTCGGCGGACGCCTTCGCGACAGACTCGTTGAAGGTCTGGTCCGCCTGGCTTGGTGTGCGACCTAGGCCGGTCGATGCTTGCACACCGCCTCCCAATGCGCCCACGGCCTGAGCGCGGGGCATCAGCTGCGTGCCGCCTTTCCCGTCAGGCACCGGCACCAAGTCATAGCCAGCCTGCGCGCCGGCTGTAGCGCCGGCGGTCGCCCCCGCCATGCTCGCGGCCGACTCGACGGCACCGGGAAGATTCTGCACCCCGACCACTCGCCCATCCTTGATCACGGGCGTCTGACCCTTGTCGATGCTCGGGGTATACGTCAGTTGCCCATCAGCGCCCACATTGAAGGAGCCAGGGTTACGGTCTTGTCCGTAGTGAGCAAGCTTCCACGCGTCGGTCAGATCGCCGCCACCCAGCGCCTTGATTAGCGCAACCTGATCGATGCTCATGTTCGCAAGTCCGCCCTTCGGCGGCGCGATAGGGGACGCCGGAGCGGTTCCGCTGGCAGCAACCGGCATTGCCTGTGCCGCGCCACCCGCTTGCCCATCCGGCGTTATCCCTCCCAAAAGCCCCAGAAGCGCACGTTGCTTTTCCGAATCCTGTTGGAGTTTCGCCGCTTGAGCCTTGCGGTAGTCGTTCAGGTAGGCCGTCTGCTGCGCGCCCTGTGCGGCCTGTAGCCCCGCCAGCGCTCCAGCCCCGATGGCGTTTTGCGAGTTAGCGCCGCGAGCATTTGCGAGGATGCCCAGGCCAGCAGCAAGCAGTCCGTAGTTGCCTGGGGTTTGGAGCTGGTCGAAGAAGCCCGCGTTGGGGTCAGTTCCGTCTAGGAGTGCCATAGTGTCCTCTAACCAAACAATCCAAAACCGGTCAGCAACGAGCTGTCCTTGAGATCCTTGAACGCCTTGCCGAACTGGAAACTTCCAGCGTCGGCAGCGAAGGACATGTCATGGCCGAAGCCCATGTTGTCGTTCTTGCCAAAGAGCATGGGGGACCAGCGTTTGTCCACGTCCTGGCTCAACACTCGACCAGTGGCGAGGTCTTTCCAGTAGTCGGCGCCATCGCGGCGATACCCGTGATTCTTGGCATAGCTTTCGTTGGCGATGACCGCAGCGGCCAATAGGGGCCAGCCCAAGCTCGCGCCAGATGCCGCAGCACTACCACCAGCGGCCCCACCAGCAGCCGTACCACCACCACCCGCAAACGCACCCAGGGTGCCGCCCGCACCGATGCCACTGGTCGCCGCGCCACTACCCGCGAGGCTGACACCAGGCGCTGCCGTAAGCCCACCAAGACCGCCTAGGCCACCCGCCTGCGACACGGGCAGCCACGTGCCCGTCATGCCGTTGGTGGAGCCTAGGGCGGTATTCCCACCGGCCTTCGGCAAGAACTGATTGATCATGGACGGGTTGATCCCGCCGCCCTGGCGTTGCTGCTGTTGTTGCTGCTGTTGCAGCATCATCTCGCGCTGACGGCGGGCTTGGTCGGCCTGTTGGCCGGCCACCTGGAGGCTTTGAAGCAGCCCCGGGCTTAGAGTTGTCGGCATATCGTCCTCACAGTGCGCTCAAGAGGCCCAGGCCACCACCGATCAGCGCGCCATATCCACCGTTACCGCTGCCGATGCTGTTTCCGATGGCACCGCCAGCAAGTGCACCACCCAAGCCACCCGCTAGAGGATTCGAACCACCAGACGCAGAACTGGTGCTCGTGCCGCCAATCCCAGCCCCGGGCGATACGATGGACGCGTAGTTACCCAGGTTCGCCCAGTTGTAGGCGTCGCCCGCTCCGAGCAGGGACAGCATCTGCTGATACCGTGCGTCCTCCGCGGCCTGGTTCTGCTGCTGCAACGCGGCCCCAGAGCCAATGAGAGACCGACCTGAGCGGCATTCAGGCGGTTGTTGATGTTGTTTTGGGCAACGGTTGCCGCCTGGTCATTCAGCGCTTGGGCAGTGGACTGCATGCGGTTTTGTGCGTTCTCGAACGCCGTCCCACGCAGGTTTGCGGCTTGGGTAGCCAGTGCATCGGTAACGCCTTGCGTGCCGAGCCCTTCCACGATGCCTTGCCGCGAACCACCGAACCCGCCCGCCGCAGTTGCCCCTGACCGCAGGCCAGGAGCCACGTTTTCGAGGAAGTTGCTCGACAGGTCGTTGCCCAGCGCCGAGATTTGGTCATCCAGGTATGGATTGTTGACCTGGCCGGAGAGGATTTGCTGTAGCGCTGCGGTCGGATCGAGTGCGCCCTGGCCAGCCCGAGCGGCAGATAGATCAACCTGCGATCCGTCTCCGTTGATGATCGATTGGCCAGCGTTGGTGATGGCGTCCGCGCCTGACTGATCTGTTGCCCGGCCCTGAATCTTCGCCAACCATTGGTTGACAACGTCGTCCATGCCGGAGTTCCAGCCCCCGTTCTGGTACAGGTTAGACGCCTCACCATAGATCCCAGGGGTGCCGCCCGTGGTCGTTGTGATGTAGTCGTTGGGATCGTAGATCGGCGCACCCTGCCCTGGCCGCACCGGATCGTAGTCGCCACCACTGCCGACTTGCTCATACCCGATAGGCACCGCCCCCGGGCGAAGCGTCGTGCTGGTCGTGCCGCCCTTGCCGGTCAGATACTGCTGAACGCCCTTCCAAGGTTCAGAAGAGGTCGTCTGCTTGTTGCTGCCGCCGCCGCCCTTGCTCATGCTATTTCCTTCATCACGTTAACCGTGTCTTCCTGCCATCCGTACTGGGCCAGTTGCTTGACCCACCCCCGCCTACCGTGCAGATAGACCCGTTTGCACCCTTTGTCTTTGGCGAACCCGCAGATCACGTCCTCGACAGCGAACAACCACCGATCCATCCCCTTCCCGCCCAGGCATACGGCAACCAGGGCCGAACCGAGCGAACCCGAATAGATGCGCGTCACGAACGCAGCCGCAGGTTGGCCGTCATCGACCACCCAGAGCTGGTATTCCTGAGCGATGATCTTGGCCAGAATGTCGTCCGGCGTATCGAGGGAATTGCCGCGCGCGAGGGCGTCCGCTATCCAATCCCGAACCAAAGGCCAAATAGCCGGCACCGCATCCGTAGGCACGCCTTGGATGCGGATCACGATTTCGGTCATGGCTAGACGATTTTGTTGGCTTCGATGAACATCGTGTCGCGCTGCTCGTCACTGATGCCCATCTGCTCGCAGGCATAGTTCAGCGCTGGGCTGCTACGGTTGAACGTTGGGGCGCGCAACCAAGCAATCTTTCGTTCGTCGTCGTCCGCCATCTGGGAGAACAAGCTGTCCGCCGAGGCCCATATGCCGATGCGACGCATATAAACCTCACCTTGGTAGCGGGTGACCGACTGCGGGACAATTACCGGCAGGTCTGGCGCCGGCGCCGGCACGTTCCCGCTATCCACCCAGGCCAGATAGTCCGTCCATGCCTGGTCACCAGGATTGTTGGCGATCCACAGGATCGACCCATCATCTTGCGTCGCCACAACGCCGTCGTAGCCTTGTTGCTGTCGGTATTCCATATCAGTGGGTGGTCACCGCACCAATGCGCGTGCCATCGATATAGACAGAAAGCCCAGTACCGTCCCAGGCGAATTGAACGATGTTCCCGCTCAGGGTGTTGACCATCCAGTTCTGGTTGGTGCCGTCGATTGAAAGCTTCAGCGCTGCCGTGGTGCCTTGAGCGGTCCACGCTACATTCACGACATTACCGCCCCGCGTGACGTAATTCCCAGCGGCCTGCTTGCCAGCCAGGGCCGTTGCAGTTGATGTGGAGATCGGCTTATTGGCGTCGCTGGTGTTGTCCACATTGCCCAGGCCGACGTCTGCCTTGGTGACTCCATTCACCGGCAGGCCACTGGGACGCCACTGCCCACCGAAATACCCGTAGTAGCCCTGGCCCTTCCCGGGATTCCACTGCGTGCCGTCCGCCAGAGCAATCATGCCTTCGCGCGGCTTGGGCGGTGCGACATACTGCATATCCAGGTAGGCGAACGGCTGCTGCCCCGTCATCGCCTCCCGGATCTTCTGTAGCTCCTGGCGCATCCAAACAGCGTCATATTCGACAGGGGGATTGGCGGGTGAATATGCCATCAGTAGCCCCCTACCACGGTCACATCCATGTCGAACTGCTTCAACCGCCAGGAAACGATGCCGGTCGATTCGATCCGCACTGCCAGGTAACGCCCCTCAAACTCCATGTCAGCCTGTAGGTCTTCACCCACAACGTACTGAACCGGATCGGTCCACGTCACGGCGCCCTCAAGGTCGTCTTGCGATCCACCATAGACGTTCAGCACTGTCCCGGTTTGGGCCTCTACCCGTAGTCGGATGCCTTTGCAGTACTTCACCGTCTCCGGCGCGTCGAAGGACATGCCCGTCTTCTCGACATAGCTGGTGAACGCTTGGCCCTTGAAGGTCTTGCCGGTATCGACCAGTGACAGCGAGTTGTTCACAGCTGAGGCCAACAGGACACGCGGGGATGCCTGCGTGTATTCATATTGGTTCCACGCAGTATCGTCCGTATCCCACGGATCAGGGTCAGCGTCCCAGGAGTTGCCCAGGCTGTAGACGATGGTCCCCGACGCGCCGGCCGACGCCTGGCTCAGGTCGCGGATACCCCACGTTCCGTCTTTCCAGTTGTAGACGAGCGCAGTATCCGGCCAATCGGAACCGGTACGCGGCACGCATAGCCACGCCTCATTGCGCCGGTAGTTCGGCACCGCAAAAGAACGCTGATAGGTGTCGGCATTCAAGTTGTCGAATAGCCATTTCCGCACCCGCGCGTCAGCGATGGACGGAGCCGTGGAACCGTCGAAGTTCACCACGTCGCCCTGCGTCAGCACGATGTGCCCGCCCGCATAAGGCACCACGCAGTTCTGAGCAAGGGCACCCACGCCAGCGCCGGGAACGGGCTTGTTCGACCAGATATAGGGTGGTCCAACATAGTCCATCTGCCAGATGCTGTTTTCCTTGTAGACGATCAGGCTTTGGCCCAGCGGCACGGCGTCAACAATCACGTCGCTGGTGTCGGCCAGATCGAACTGGCCGGCATCCTTAGTCGGATCGGTGATATCCCAAGACACGGGGAGCGTCCCAGGGTCGGCAGGATGCGACCACCGTACTGCGTACGGACGCGCAGCGCTGTTATCCGTCAGGTTCAGCGCGAAGAGGAAGTTCCGGAAGGGACGAACCACTTTCGCGCGCAGCGTGGACGGCCAGGCAGTGAGGTTTGCCGCTTTCGTCGCGGGATTTCCGCCCCAGAACTGGGGCATGTCCTTGCCGTTGTTGACGACCAGGACGCCAGACAGCACGCCACCGTTCCACCTGTCGTCCGCCGTCCCCGTATAGGCGCCAGCCGTGCGGGTGATGTCGGTATGGGTCACGTTTTGCACACAGGCCAGCTTTTGCAAGCCCGCGTACACCCAATACCGTCCGTTGATGCTTTGGGTTGGGAAGAGGCCATATGGCGCGAACAGTGGCGTGCCGTTCACCAAGGCCTCGCCCTGCATCTTCTCCACGTATCCATCACGGAATCGCGTATTCCGACCATTCGACCATTCAGTAGGCGGGAGCTCGTGCGGGAAACCGTCCAGGTTCAGGCCGGAGCCCATGTCCTTAAATTTGACGATGCCCATAGTCAAAGTATTTCGAGGCGACCGACATCGGCGCCGTTGATGATGACCCGCAGGTTCTGACCATCTCGAAGAAACTGGATCGAACCCACGCCGTTGGCTCTGCTAAAGGTGGCGTAGTCGCCTGCTGCCTGCTTGCTATTGGGGTCAAAGTTTCCGGTGGTCCAGAGCGCCCCCATGCTGACGCTGTCCACCCCCACGTTGACGCGCGATCCATCCCATGCCATGGAGACCGTGTTGCCCGAATTGTTGAGTACATATCCCGAGCCACCGAAGCCGCCACGAATCGCCACCTTGCTTGCGATACTGGGGGAAATCACGTTCGCGAAGTACGAGCTAAGCGTGCCACCCCACGTACCGCCGATCAGATCGCCTGAAGTGGTTAACGTCGCGCTGCCGTTGCCCGACGCGACATTGCCGGTAGATATGACGGTCGGCGCAGATATCGCACCGGAGAACGCCGCCCCGGCCAGATTCGCCTTGGTGTTCAGCGCAGTTTGCGTGGCGATGCTTACGCCCTTGTTCGCGTCGGACGTATTGTCGACGTTGCCAAGTCCGATGCTCGCTTTAGTAATGACCGCAGTGTAAGCGGACCCGTTCCACTCCTGCGGGCCAACTCCGCCACGATAGATGGGACCGATATTGGAAGTCGGCGCCGCGTTGAATATCGGCACGGCAGGCTGCCAAGACGCAGTTGTCCCGTTCGTAAAAAGGAACTTGTTGCCGTTCGATGCTTGGCTCGGCAGTGAACTCTGAAACTGCGCCTGATCCACGTAATCGTAGATAGCCTGGCTATTGCCGGCGAGCAGACGGAAATTCGTGCCGTCGCATACGACCATCGTCATGCAGTCGGCAACGATTGCGTTCGCGCGAAGGGGCGTACCTTCCGGGTTGACGATGGCCACCGCCGCGAGCGAGCCAATCTTGAGCGTCGCGGCCCCGGTGTTCGCATGCGCCGCCTTGAAGACCAGCACCGTATTCGCAGCATAGGCTGTCGGCGCCGGGTCCACCGTCACTACGTAGTCGTTCGCCGTCGCTCCCTGCGCTTCCGTGCCCGCCAAGAGCACTTCCGCCGCAAAGCCCCCGAAACAGTGCTGAAGGACGTTCTTCAGCAAGCGGAGATGGTCATCCCCCTCCGACTTCGGGCTACTTCCGTCCGGCTTGGTCGGGTCCAGGCCGTTTATCTTCGTGGTGTTCTCTACCGCCATTATTGCCTCGCCCGTCCAATAGCCAGTGTTCCGCCTGCAAACCGCGCCTGATCGTCCGCGAGCTGGATTCCTTGAATGGCGGTATCGCCACGGTCTTTCCACATCTGCATGCGCGCGTCGTTCAACAGGTAGGGCTCGGCCTCCGTAAGCGCGCCGAATAGGTAGGCGTCCGGATGGTTCGCCAGCACCCAATTGCTGGGCATGTCAGCAGTCAGGGACGGGATTCGCGCGTAGTAGCGCAGGTTCACCAACCCCGTATCGCCAGACACCAGAAGCGACCCGGCCTCAATCGCATAGAACCCGTTCTCGACCTGGCTGGGGCCGAACTGTAAGGTCGTCATGAAATCCAGGCCTTTGGTCCCGTCATCGATGGCGATGGGCTCCAAGAAGTCATCCGGCAGGACAACCGATCCGCCATAGACGTTCAGCGCCGCATACTTCCGCTGGTTTGTGGTCCGCAGAACACGGTTCATCCGTGCCTCAAAGAGCGCGATGAAGTCAGGAATGCGCGCCTGCTGGTCTTTACGCTTGATCCACCCCGCGATGGAAGTAGTCAGCGCCGTGTAGCTCTCGAAACTCATACGGGCCTCTTATCCACGCGAAAATGGCTGTGATCCGGGTCGTTCAAGAACTCTCTCATCAGCCGGTTGTCCTGCATGACCGCCTGGAAGGTGACGCCGCGCTTGATCGCCCAGGCATTCAGCACCACGGCGGGCACCGCAGCCACATGCCTGTCGCCATTGGCCGTCCGGTGATGGCCCTCGTTGTGCAGCGCCTTGGCATACTCAAGCTCCGGCTCCACGTCGGCCACGGTTTCGATGGCGAAACCACCATCCAGCTCGTGGAATCGGGTGACTTTCCGCGCTTCAGCGGTCAGGATTCGTCCGGCCATAAAAAAAGCCCGGGTTTCCCCGGGCCTCTCCCTCTCGTTGCTGCTTAGGTCAGGTCACGCACGGCGAAGTTGCCGAGCGGCGCATCGCATTTCAGCGTCCATTCGGTGTTGACCATGCGCTTGCGGTTGTCGCCCGTCTTCGCCAGGTCCTGGCCCTTCATGGCACGCAGGGTCAGAATCGACCACTTGGACGTGTCGATGCCGAACACTTCACGCTGACGCTGATAGCGGCTGTTCACGACCTTGTACGTGCCGAAGTCGCCCACGTACACGTTGATGGTCGCGTTCAGCTCCTTGTCCTCGGTCCGCTGGAACTTGGTGGAGTTCGCATCGAAGCTGGAGAACACGGGCCGCTGAGACGACGGCACGTACAGCGACAGGCTGTCCGAGGCGCCCGAATCCCACGCCTTGGTCGCGGCTTCGTTCAGCAGCGCTTCGGTGAACGCGCGTTGCGTGCCATCCGTGGGCGCGGTGTTCGTCACCGGGTTGGGGTCAGCGCCACCAGTGCCGATGCTGGTGTTGCCGTAGACGAAGCCCAGGACGCCGCGAGCCTGCGGGGCGGTGGTGCCGTCGCCGGCAATGGCGGTCGTGTTCTGGAGCGCAGCGAACTCGATATCGCGCTTCAGTTCGACCATCTTCTTGGCGTCCTGATAGGCGACTTCGGACTTGCGACCGGCCTTGTTCACCGCTTCCTGCGTCTCGGTGATGGCGTACGTCTTTTCCGAGATTTGGGTACGGTTCCCCAGGCGAACGGTCGGGGTCAGCGCGGCCGGCGTGGGCTCGTTACCCTGCACGACCTTGTTGTTGCTGGGCGTGGCCAGGGCGTCGGTCTGCCATTCTTCGTACGTGGCCTGGGCTTTGCCCTTGCCGATGGCGGACACGAACGGGGTTTCCTCCGGGCTGATCCGATAGATCTGGTCCGAAAGGGATTCGCGGTCACCTACAGCGGTGTAGGTGTCAAAGGAATTGGCGAGTTTTGCCATGATTTCATACCTTTCCAGTTGCCATGAGCATTTGCGCCAGTCCATCCACAGTGGGCTTGGCGTTGAAACGCTTCTTGACGGTTTCAATGGTCGAAGGCGGGGTAGAACGGGTCTGCTTCGCCGGCTTTTGCGGCGCGGCAGCAGCCTTCTTCACCGCTTCGGGCTTGCGGTTTTGCAGGTCGCGGTACTTCACCGCGTCATCCAACATGCGGAAGACGCGCGGATCGGTCACACGGCTCAATTCCTCCGGGTTGAACCCGTAGGTTTCGGTCGCGTGCTTGTTCCAGGCCTTCAGACGGTTCGGGAAGTCCGGCATTTCGGCGGACAGAACCCTTGCCGCCTCCTGCTGGCCCTTCGCAATCCGTTCAGCCTCTTGCGACTGCATCAGCTGAGTTGCTTTGCCGAGTCGTTCGGTCAAGTCTTGCGCGGTCTGTCGGGCGGTCGATAGGTCGGACTGCACCAGGGCATAGCGGGACGGGTCATCTTCGCGGTTGATCTGCTTGAGAGCAGATTCCAGATGCGCCACCGCCGCGCGGGCCATGTGCAACTCGCCAATCTTCTCGCCGTACAGGTTCAGCGCTGCAACCTGCTGTTGGGCTCGGGTCTGGATCTCGCTTTCCGCCTGCTCACGTTCGCGTGCGAGGCCCTGGGTCTTTTGGCGGTAATCCTGCTCCCGCATGTACCCCTTCTGGAGTTCGGACTCCGGAACCTCGTACTCGGTGCCATCGGCAGTCTTCCACTTGACCACGCGGTCCTGCGGCGATTCCTCTTCGGGTTGATCGCCCTCGCCTTCTTCGGATTCCTCCGACTCGGCGCCCTCGTTTTCAGTGGCTTCCTGCTCCTGGGCCTCGCCCCCGCCTTCCTCCGCCTCGGATTCCCCTGCGGGTTGATCCTCTTCGGTTTCAGGTTCATCGCTCATCTGCGATTCGACGGCTTGCGCCAGGCTTTCCAGGGTGAAATCTTCAGGCATTGCTTGCATCCCTATAAGGTTTGACTCCGATCAACAAAAAAGCCGCCTCAGTGGGCGACTTGTCGGTTGGTCTTTCTTACGGCTGCCATCAAAGGGCTGGCAGCAGGCCCATACGTGAATCAGTGCTTGGTGCCGTCGCTGTACTGCGCGGACGGCGAACCCTTCGCGACACGGATACCGGCGTCACGACCTTGATAGATGCCGTTGGTATCCGGGGCTTGGGGATGGGTCAGGCCGGTCACGACCAGGCCCATGGCAGCCGCGGCGTCCTCGTGCTTGCGCACGAATGCGTCGAACGGCGCCAGCGTGCTCAGATCCACGGGCTTGGGAACTTCGAGCTCGGCTTTGGGGGCGTAGTCCACCGGCTGGTTGCCGTGCTGCGCTTCGCCAACGACGGGCGGGTTGGCTTCGACGATGCCAGCCGGTTGCACGGGTTCGACCTGCACGGTAGTTTCCGTCACGGCGTCGTTCGTGCCGCCGGTCTGCTGGTCTTCGACCATCTTGTCATTGACCGGCTGGGTGGCAGCCTTGCGTTCGGCGTCGATATCCTTCGCCTGGGTGTCGATTTTCTTAGCCATGGAAATACTCCTTGATGCGTTGAAGGAAGGTCTTCGAAGGCGGCTCCATCTCCAGCATGTGCCGCGCTGCCGCCCCGTTCTGCAAATACGCTTCGAAGGCAGCGATAAACCGGTTCTTGGCCTGGAGCATCCGGTACAGCTCTTCCCGCTCGGCCGGACCAAGGGGCGTTTGCCCCTCACCGGCCCATAGGTCATGGATGTGCTGGTCCATCAGCGACAGTGCCTCCAGTACCAGCGGGTCTTGCATGATCCGTTCGGCCTGAATCGAACGATCCAGGTCCTTCTGGTCCTTGTCATTGAGCTGCATTCGGCACCTCCGGGCGGCTCAGGTTGGCGACAGTCTCCAAGTCCTTGCGGTCCTGCTCGCGGGACGCCAGTGCGGCTTTACTGCCCGCCTCAGCCTGCTTGAGCGCCAGGTTCGCCTTAGCTATCTCCAACTGCACCTGAGCCTGTTGCAGCTTGATCTGCTCGATCTGGAAGTCCATCTGGCGGGATTCGCGGTCGGCCTCGACCTGCATCTGCTTGCCCTGGAGCTGGATCTGTGCGGATTGGACTTGCGCCTGGGCCAACGCCGTGGCGTTCGGATCGTCTCCCTGGTCTTGCCCCTGCGGCGGCTGTGCCGGCGCGTCTCCAGGGTCCGTGAAGTACTTGTCCACGTACTTGAGCCCCGCGACCTTCACCAGCTGCGCCAGGGTGTTGTAAACATTCTTCATCGTCACCACAGGCGCCTGAGCACTTATGGCGGTCTGCTGTATCGTGAGGACCTGATTGAGGATCGCCACCATCTGCGACTTATCCCCAGACCCCAGGCCCGTCTCGATGGTCACGTCCATCTCAGGCGACCAGCCGGTCGGATCCATCTGCACCCACTGGTTGCGCAACTTGATCGTCGCCGGCTTGTCCTGGTTCTCCGTCACCAGGCGCAGCAGCAGGCGGAACAGGTCTTTCACACCCGTCTCCGCCATGATCCGGGCCATCATGAGCTTGCGGCGGTCGCCGGCCGTCATGATCTTGCTCACGCCCGTGGCTGTCTTGTTCAGGCTGTCCGCGTCTAGCCCCTGGTTGTACCGGGTGATGCCGGTACGGGCTTCCCTGCGGCTGTCCATGAACTCGATACCCTGCAAGGCCGAGTCCGCTACGTTCGTGGTCACCAGCGGCGATACGGCGTTCTGCATGGGTTGCTGGCCCCGGACGATACCGCCGATCCGGTTGTTCAGCAGGTCGTCCAGGTTCACGCCCGCCTGCGTGTTGACGTACGTACGCGGGTTGTTCGCCAGCATCAGCGAGTCGATGTACTGTCGCTGCATCGCCGTGCTGGACTGCTGGATCGGCACCACAGGATCAGCCAGCGCCATCCCCACCAAGCGGTGCGGGATCAAGATGGGCGACATGACCACAAAGTCGTTGTCTTCCGCATCGTCGTTCACCAGGGTCAGATTCCCACCCCGGACCACCCGTCGCCATTCCGCGATGCCGTCGCCGTCGTAGTCCAGGCGGATGAAGCCGTCGAATACCAGGACTTCCTCGGTCGCCTTGTCGGGCCATTCCTGCGTGTCGCGGTTCGATTCCGTCTCGTCGTTCGCCGTCTGGGCGATGCCGCCATCCTCGGAGAGGATCGAATCGAACGATTGGACTTTATCGACGTCGGACTTCTTGTATCCAGCCTCCAGCATGTCGGAGCGGGACATATACTTCATCTCGCCCACAATGTCAGCCGCTCCGATGTTCTTGGCCCGGGGCGTGACGATGAAGTTCTCAGGTTGGACGTTATCGATGTAGACCCGGCCTTTCTTGCGCGTGGTCTTGATCGTCACGTCGTACAGCTGACGGACAGGGGTGGCCAGATACGCCTCGGCTTGAGCGCGCATCTCTGGCGCCAGGGTGTTCAGTACCTGCTGCGCTTGCTCGCGGGCCTGCACGTCCTGGGGGTCGTCCTGGGTAGACTGTTCCTCGACTTCGGAGTCAGGATCGGCCAGCAGTTGCGTCAGCTGATCCTCATCGATCCCCGTATAGTCCCGCCGCGTCACCTTCTCGCAGGTTGCCCAGTACGCCCGAACGATCCCCATCTTCGACAGCAAGGCGTCCTTGATCCAGGTGTTCATGATCAGGAAGCCGGGGTTTTGCTTCAGGAAGATGTAGTTGATGTAGTCGGTTGCCTGCTGCGCATACGCTTCGTCTTCCTGGCCCACGGGCTCGTACTCGGCCACGTTGTCGCCAGACAGAAAGATTTCGATCAGGTCAGGGAGTGCGGACTCGACCGTCTCGTACACGTCCCAGGACACGGCCTGAGAGCGGCCGGCGGGCGCAGGGTCAGCCCCGCCCAGGTAATACCGATAGTTCCGGTCGCGGTCGTCCTTCAGGTGCTCTTCCTGCCAGGACGCGGCCTCGTTGATCTGGCTGTCCAGAATCTTGTGGAATTCGTCATCCGATAGCTTCGGCATCAGAACGTCCCCAAGTCAGGATAGTGGAGCGGTCCGCCCCAATCTTCGTTTGTCATCTGGTCAGCGTTGATTGCGATGTACCGCAGGTTGTCGGCGCCGTGGCTCCACTCGTCATGCAACGGCGCGCCTGGCTCATTCGTCTGTTGGTTGATGCTGCGGCGGTAGCGCTTGGCGCACTGGACGATGCGGTCAGCCTTCACCTTGTCGAACACCATCTGCGGGAAGGCCATGCGGGTCAGCTTGATGCCCTCTTCCACCCGGAGATTCGGCGTGATCTTCACCGCCCACCCAAGCGCCTCCATGATTTCCTTGGCGCTCTTGGCGGTCTTGAAGTCTTTGTGCTCGCCGTCATGGGGCAGCAACATCGTTCCCCAGTTCATGTTCAGCTTGCGCAGTTCGGCAGACCACCAGTCCAACGTCTTGTGGCTGTCTTCCAGGCTGGTGATCACCCGGATCTCACTGCGTACCTTCTGCACCAGGGAGACGAACATGGCGTCGTTCCAGCCTAGGTCCAGGACCACATGGACTTTCAGCAGCGGGTCATACGGAACACTGGCAATGCGTCCGCTGTCCTGCGCCGCCTGAATCTCGTCGTAGTAGATCGCCCCAGCCACAGCCGGCAAGCACTTGCCTTCCCATATCTGGGCGTAGCCCTTCGGGTCGCGCTTGAGGCAATCCAGCCGCTCTTGCTCCAGCACCTGCGGGAACCACGGGTTATCGCTGAAGTTGATCTGAACGACCACCGCGTTATCCGGCGGGTTCAGCACGAAACGCGAATAGGTTTCGTCCGTCTCCAGCTCCGGGTTAAAGGACACCCAGATTTCCGAGCCGTCCTTGCGGATCGTCGGGATCAGGATGCTCCAGGAACGCTTACTGACGTTCTTGGCCTCTTCGACCCAGACGATATCGACGCCCTCATAGGACTTGATCGATTCGGCCGTCTGGTCCGACAGGCCGGTAAAGATGAACTCCGTACCGTTCGCGCCCCGTATCTCGGTGGCCAGGACTTCGTAGAACCAACCCAGGCCGATACCGTCCACCTGGTCGGACAGCAGCTTGTGAACCGAATCCTTGATCGACTTCTGTACTTCCCGCGTGCAGAGGATCCGCAGCTTCCGCTGTGCACCCAACGCCAGCAGCGCTCGAGCGAACGACCACGACTTAGCCGAGCCCCGCCCACCATGCGCCACCTTGAAGCGGGCAGGACGAAACAGGCACTGGAGCTTCTCAGGGAACTCCAGTACCGGCAGATCGCGCGCGCCCATCTATTCCCCAGGCGACTTGAACTTGATCGTCAGAGCCATGTTGATCGGCTCATCCGGGTTTCCAACATGCTCGATCTTGTCGCGCCAAGCGGCTTTCTGCCGGTTCTTCAGCCAAAAAATCGCAGCTACCGTGTCGGGCGGGTAGACCTTCGTAATCGGCGTTTGGACGATCTCGCCACTGACCACGCGGATATCGACCTCGGGGTGCTCGTAACCCAGGGCGCGCTGGTAGAGCCGATCAGCGACTTCGGCGTCCGCCTGCTGCTTACCCTTCTTTAGGGCCTCAAGAAACTCCGGGTGCGCGCTCTTCCATGCGTTGATGGTCTGTTCGCTCGTACCAAAGAAGCCTGCCAACTCCTTGTCCGTTGCGCCCAGCAGGCATAGCTTGCGCGCTTGCTCTGCATACTCGGGCTTGTAGGACGAAGGACGGGCCATTTCTTCTGGAACAAAAAATTGCCGCTCTAGGCGGCGGGGTTTTGAGGAATCACCTGTGATTTGAATAACCCGGGTGCTTTCAATTCAAAAGTATCGGGTGAGACAGCTCGAAGCCGCGGGGAATTCGCTGACGCCGACGCAATACGGGCAGGCGGACCGCAGCAGAAGGCGGCGGGCCTGGAGCGCACTACCCGCGATGCGCTTCTCGCTGGATGTACCCCCGATCAGCGTGCGCCTGCCAGCTATGTCGCGGCGCGGCAGAAGCATTAGGAGCTTTCCCATAGATGAGAGTCAAAGTCCTATGATCGGGATAGATACCAACCAAGCAACCAGTATCTCGTCCCTTGTTAATGCAAATAGACATCTAGACGACGTCGTCGTGACCTTGCTACCGTTTTCCGCGCTGGCATAAATGGAATAGCGGCATAAGACCAGCGACCGGAGACATACCAGTAGGCCAATCAACCGGGGGATACCCATGGTCAGCCAGATTTCACTTTCGGATCAGCTATCCGATCATTTCGAAATAGCGCTGTTTGGTAAGAAGCTATCTGGCCTGGAATTGGACGCAGACACAAAGAAATCAATTCCAGACCACAGGGCCGGCGGCGATGTCAGCATTGTCACCGTCTACGGCCTTCGGACGTTCGGCCATTGCTTCAAACTAAAGATCCCAGTCACCCTAATACTTGCCGGGATCGGCGAGACGCCACGAGGCTGCGATGACTTCGCCGACGACACTGCATTTCTAATGTGGACGGTATCTCGGAAGACACCCTTTCCAACGATCAGTTTCGGAACGACGTCTGCAGAGGAAATGGTTGCAGGGAACGTTGAGCTTACCGTCCAAGGTCTGTCGATATACTTCACAGATCTAGTCGAAGCAGACGGCAAGTTATCTGGAAAGGCCGTAATCCACTGGGAGGAAAACGTCGGAGGTCGTCGAATTGTCCTGATAGATCAAACCATTCCCTTCTCGATCGTGAACCGAGAACGCATCTTTGAGAGGTCTTTTGAACCGATCCCCTTCGTCCGGGTTACGGTATACGCTGACGTGTTTTTCAGCATCGACACTCGGCGAGCATGCGTCGAAGTCAGAGCGACTTGGCCGGGGGGAAACGTCGGCGACACAAGATGTCAGATGTTTTGAGGGTCTCGTCCTGTTAAGGAATGGGTACCAAGCAACGACGTAGCGCGAAGGGTCGTCCTGATGACTATTATTAACGTTCGCAAAACGAAAGCCCGGCTCGCTTTTGCGTCGGCGGGCTCCAGGGACACGTACCCACCGTATCCAGATTTCGCAATTTTGAGGTCAATTTCCTGGTCCGTCAAGCAGCAGCATGCATCCCCACGATTCTGGCCTCTTGCAATTCCGCCTCGATCTCGGCAAATGCCAGCTGCTCGACGCCTTCCTTGGGCGCCTCGCCGTTCCTCCCCAGGCTCTCACCGCGAAACCACGCTTTTAGCTTGGCATGATGGCTGGAGGCTGTGTTTTCCGCGATGCCGGCGGTATTGGCGATGTCCGCCAGCTGCAGCTTGTGGCCGAGCAGTTTGCGCAGCACAAGGAGCGTGAGATGCCGGTTGATGCTGCAGCCCTTGAGCGCCTCTCGCTCGCCATACTCCGCCAGCAAGCGGATGCCGGCCTGCCATTCGAAATTCGGCAACTTGCCCCTGCAACACGGCCGACCGCAGGCGCAATCGATCTGGGCCGGTGCGAACCGGGACACCAGGACGGCCTGATGCAGCGGCGTCAGCTTGGCCACGCGACGGCGGATCATCGCTGCCTGACCGGCGCCGTCCATGCCCTTGAGGCCTTTCCCTTCGCGTGCGGGCCCATCCGCCAGCCGATTCACCAAGGGTCGATCGTACTGCTGCATGGTGAAGCTGAAGGCGAAAGCCAGCGCCTGGCTGGCAGATTCGAATGGTGCGGCATTCATAGGCTTTTCCTTCGTCATGGCATTGTGGCCAGGGTTGCGTCACGCGCCAGCAAGGCGGGGCGAAGCCTGGCTGCTACCGCATCACATTCTTCCTGCGTGCCGATGTGGAGCGGGATATAGTCGGTTCGGCGATCGCGCGCGAAGGACTCCAGGTTTTTTTTGACCGCGGTGCGCAGCGGCTCTACGTGGAAAAAGCCTTGCCGCTGGCTCCATTCCAACGTCCAAAGTTCGTCAGTCGGTTCCATTGTTGCCTCCGGATTGAAACGAATACACGGGCGCCAGCGTGGCGCCGTCAAAGTTCTGATAACGGCCAGTGACTTGGTCGTAGCGCAGCTCTGCCATGCCGACGCGGCCAAGGAATTTTTTGCGAATCTTCTGGACGTGAATCTGGACCGGCTTGTCGCGATCCAGCTGGTCCCGATGCACCGTGATGCAGTTGTCCGCCTTGTTGCGCCAGTGAGCCGATCCCGCGACGTCATAGGGCGTTGGCACGGGATATTTTCCGGTGCTGTTGTCCTTTTGGAGCTTCGTGGGATGTGCCACCACCCAGGTATGCACGCCGTGCTGACGCGAGAATCGGCGGATGCGAGAGATCGCCACAGAGATGTAATCGGTTTCCGACGCGGCACCAGCGCGTTCATGAACGATCTCGTTCCAGGGATCCAGGATAAGCCCACGAATGCCGCGGTGAGTGACCAGCTCGGCGGCGCGATCGAGCAGCGCGCCAAGCGTCGGTTCCTCCGGGATCAGGTGCGTGAAATGGTCGTCCAGGAAGTCCATCGCCTCTTCGACCTCAACAACGGACATGCGCTCCGTCTGTCCCTGATCGAACGGCTTGCCAATCACCTTTTCGGCCATTTTCTCCAGGTGGTAGTCCACTGGGTCGTTTTCGGGCGAGTACACGGCAAAGTTCCAGCCCTCGCCGCGCGCCAGGTTTATGGCCAGCGCGTCCAGCCATTCCGACTTGCCAGAGCCGGGGATCCCCGTTACCAGCGTCCAGTCGCCGGGCAGGATTTTGTACAGCGGGTCCAGCGCGGTCCAGCCAGTGGAAAAGCCCTTGGGAATTTCGCCCGCATAGCGGCGCCACACTTGACCGCGGTAGTCACGCGCGCGGGATGTGCCATCGACCGGTACCGGCCGCGCATCGATCACACGCCTTTGCAACTCATCCGGGCCAAGCTTCACCAGCACATCGTTCGCGTCCTTGCAGCCTTCTGGCCAGTCGACGATGAGGCATTTCGACGGCCCAAGCCGGCGGATCAGTTCTTCCTGGAGGCGCCGGCCGGGCGGGTCATTGTCGACCGCGATGATGTGTTGATTGACGGCCGCCAGCTCCGGGCAGTCCATGAAATCGAACTTGTTAGCGTAATTCTTCGCCTCCGGCGCCGGCGCACCATCGGGCACAGAAACGCAGTTCTGATAGCCGGCTTCCTCCATCGACAGCTTGTCCATTTCGCCCTCGACCCAAATCAGGACGCTGGTGATGTCGTCCAGGCCGTACAGCACGCGCTCCGCGCCGGCAGCCATGCGGAATAGCTTGTCCGGCGTGCGGTACTTGACGTTCACACACTCGCCGCCACGAAGGAACGGGAACGTGATGCAGGAACGCTCCGCCTCCACCTGCGGGAACCATTCCTTCCCGACGCCGATCCGATTGCGCTGTAACGTGGCCTGGCTGATGCCACGTTGCGCGAAGAAATCGACGACGGACTGGGGCAAGTCGGTACGGTTTGTGACGTAGGCCGGCCGCTTGTAGGTCTTCTTGAAATCGGCGCGGCTTTCGACGCCATTGCCAAGGGACCCAGACCAATCGCAGTGCCAGCAATGCCAAACGCCTTTCTCGGTGTTGACGTTCAAGCACGGATAGTTTTTCTTCTTCCGATGCGGGGAGCACTGCGGACAGATTACCTTGACCTCGACACCGCTCTTGGTGCCGACGTCGATACCGAAATCCCGGAAAGTCTTGGGCGCCATCACCATACGACCTCTGGCCTGCCGTCAGCGCCGTAGATCCGGCCATCCTGCCGATATCGCCCTTCTCCCAAGTCCTGGCGCCCGTCAGCCGCAGCAGGATTTTGGCCATCGTTGGCGATGAATCGGTCGATTTGGTCGGCCGACCGCAGGATCAACTCGATCCCGTTGTACTTCTGGTGCCGATCGTTCTTGCCCATGTTGTGCGGGGTCTTGCTGCAGCCGCTGATCGCGCGGCGCAGGTCGTCGACGCTGTAACCAGCCTTCAGCGCCGCCTTGATCGCTTTGACCCGTTTCGCATCGAGTTGAGACCGGGGCGACTGCATGACATCGCGCCAGTGGTCGAACACCCGTCGCACGTCGGATGGCGGTTTTTCGGGCGGCGTTTCGCTCGCCAGGTCGACGGAAGTCGACAAGGTGTTTTCTTTCTTTTGTAGAGTTTCCTTTTGTGGTTCCCGATTCGGTAACCCCAGCATTACCGATTCGGTAACCGTTCCCGAATCGGTAACCCCCATTACCGAGTCGGTAACCCCACCAGCGGTTACCAGATCGGTAACCCCCGTTCCCATTTCGGTAACCCCAGACAGGGGTTCCCGATTCGGTAACCCCTCAGTTGCCAAATCGGTCTTCGCGCCTCCCGATGCAATCCCCTTGGATTGGTCCTGCAGGCGCCATTGCGAATAACGCTTGTTGATCGACAGGGTGAAGCCGAACGTACCCGCGACGCGCGTCAGCACCTTTGCGGCAACCAAGCCGGCCACGGTGGTGCTTGCGTGGGATTTTGCAATGCCGGTCTGCTTTTCGAGCTGGCTCAAACTGATGTCGTCTGTCTTCTTACCGTACCCGTAAGTCTTGCGGGCGACGGCCATGACGACTGCCCACTGACGGGCATTCAGGCCGGCGCGGCACATGGCATCCAAGAGCTCGTTCGAGATCCTGGTATAGCCGTCTTCCACCTGCGGATCGCCCTGCATTCCCGACCTCAGAACGGTACGCGCGGGTCGTTTGGCACCCAAACCACCCTCAGACGGCCGAGACTGGACGGAAGCGCTTTGCGAGCGGCCAGGGCGACGTCGTGCGCATACGGTGCAGGCAATTCGGCGCTGTAGGGCCCGTCCCCGATCACCTGGGAAAAGGACGCGTCAAGCCGAACCGTGGGCTCGAAGAAGGAAGCCAGTTCGATATCGGCTCCGGGGAAGCTGGAGCCGTCCAAGCAGCGTGTGATGATGCGAGGCGGATTGCCTTCCTGCAACTGGCGGACCAAAGCCTCGTATTCGGTGCCCTGGTGGCTGAACGTCAACAGCGGCACAATGAGCCGGGGTTCCATAAGGATTCCTCCTATCTCCACGGACGAAGGCACGACGGCGGGGCGGGTGGAGGAGTCCGCCTTTTCGGTAGCTAACCTAGCCGGGTGCACAAGCTGGCTGGCGATCAGAGATCGCGCAGCCTGAAAACTATGAACAGGGCCGACACGAGCGCAGCCGGCACCGAGCCGCTTGCATACAGGCTCATCACCCAGCCCTTGATGGCAGTGCGCAGAGACCTCATGCCCAGGCTCCCTCGGTTTGGATCGAAGTGGGCGCGCGCGCCTTGGCCGCGCCGCCGCAGAACCGCTTATGCAGAGCCACCAGCTTGACGCCGCGGTCGTGGGAAATGGTGCTTTTCCCGTCGGCCTTGAGATGCTGGCTGACGGCCCCTTGGGAGCAGCCGATGTGCTGGGCGATCATCATTTGGGTCAGCCCCTGCTCCATTAGCTCGCGAATGAGTTTGGCCGTATTCATGGCAGGAGTATCAGCCAGCTACTATAAGTGGTCAAATTGAATATATAAGTCTGCTAATATTGACGGATACGCAACTACCCAATCCGGTCATGAAACTTGGCGAACGCTTGAAACAGAGGCGCATCTATTTGGGCGTAACGCAGCAGGCGCTGGCGAAAAGAGCCGGCGTCAGCCAATCCCTTATCGCTGGGCTGGAGAACGGGGTGTATGACGCGTCCAAGCACCTAATCCGAGTAGCGGAAGCGCTCGGTGTGGATGCCGGATGGCTGCAGACTGGTGAGGGGCCGATTCCCAATGGTTTCCCCAAGCCTGTGGTTTCCGACAGCGTCGGTCAATCGGACGATGACGCTTCGGTAGAGATCGTAAAGATTCCGTACTGGGAGGCTAGCGGCTCATGCGGAGGTGGCTTCCGCAGCGACATCCAGCGACGTGATAAGTATTTGGTCAAGGAGGCGGGCTTTTTCACGCGCTACAACGTCAAACCCGAGAACGCCATAGCGGTCTACGCTGACGGGGACTCGATGGAAAATTTCATAATCGATGGCGACACTGCCGTGTTTGACCTCTCCAAGCGCGACCCGAAAAGCGGCAAGATATTCCTGATCGACCATCCGGATGGCCTTCGAATCAAGCAGCTTCGTCGAGACATTGACGGTTCTTGGGTGTTGGGCAGCTTGAGCCCGGACAAACAGCGATTTCCCGATGAGCGGGTTCCGCCAGACCAGGCGGCTCGGCTGAAGATCCACGGCCAGTTTGTCTACCGCCAGGGTGGCTGACACCGGCCAGCGTCGTGAGCAAACTCCACAACCTCCGGACCTGGTACACATTGGGCGACGCCGCCCGGCGCCTCGCGCACCGGCTGGGCGAACCAGTCACAGTTGAGGAACTGCTCTGTATCGTGGGCGAGAGCAGCGTCCCGCTGCATTTCCGCGCGGCGGGCGGGGTCGCGCCAGCTCGTCAGGTCATCAGGGCATGCGCCTGGCCATCAATCGCGATCGCTCGCGAATTGCAGCACCATTTCTTCGCAGTGGGGGAGCGCGTGGAGTACCTTCGGGGTGTGCTACTGGTCGATTTTGTAGCGGTCGCGACGCCAGCGCATCTAATGGGGCTTTCTCCGCGTGTCGGCCAAGACGGCTTCGTCTATAGCGGTGCGGCATGCAGCATGGAAGGGAAAACCGAGATATGTCCATGCGTCATCGTTGAGGACGCGGACGGGGTTTTATATCAAGTGATGGGTGCATCACGTGATGCCGAAGATCTGCTTCCCTTGAGCATTCGTGCGGATGGACCGGAGCTATTGCTCATCGCTGAAGAACTGCAACGACTGGAAGACCGAGCATTGACGCAGGCAGCGGGGAATGCGGCGCGTCCTAATGGCAGCGAAGTGGCAGCCGCCATGCTGGAAAGGCGGCATCTCGAACAGACTGCCGAGCTCGAGAGCGGGTCACCAACAAGACCCGTATCGCGCCAGGAGTTCCAAGAAGCCCAAATATTGTCGGTACTACGCCAGCTCGGCTATGACCCCATGGCCCTACCGCCGCCATCGCCGCGCTCTCCTGGCGCCAAAGCCGCCGCCCGTGAACTCATGGGCAACCAGTTCAGCCGAAAGGTGTTCGACTTCGCCTGGGAGCGGTTACGCAAAGACGGGCGCATCGGGAACAGGGAGGGGGTGTCCCTGGAGGGTCCCCAAAACTGAGGGAATAAGGGAGTCTTGCGAGGGTCACCCCATGTTGGGCGACACTGATGGCATGAGCAGACTTATCAAGGCCCGAGGGAAAACCCCGTGTTGTTGCGCGTGTAAAAAATCAGCCATCTGGTTGACGACAAATATAAGCGCGCTGATAATTGTTCATCCGTTAAGCGGATAAAGCAAAGCCCCGGTTAGCGGCCGGGGCTTCACAGGGAGAACAGCGGTTAGCGGCCGCTGCACTCAATCCAAGGCAACTGGGAGAGAAACCATGCCTCAGAAGGATATCCAGGTCGAACCTGGAGGTATTGCTGCGCGTAAAGTAACCAATCCCCCCGTCAGTGTCAACGACATCGCCCTGCTCGCCCAAAACGAGCTGTTGGTCTGGGTGGATGCAGGCGCCCGCGATTTAGCCGATCTGCATCGGCTGCTTGAGGTAATTCGGGCGCTTACGGAAAAGGTCGATCCGACGCGGCTCTGGGTCACTGTGGACCAGATACGAGCTCTGGCCCGGCTGGGCTCGTTCGTAGCCGAAGACGCCGCAAACAGCATGGACTGCTGCCAGGAGCGGTTCCGCGAGCAGATCAAGGCCTGGGGGATCCAAGAATGAAGTCGCCCCCCGTGATCACGACCCTCACTGACACGGCCTATTACCTTGGCTGCGGAGAAGATACCGCTCCGGAGTGTTCCGGTGCGTTCGCCATCAACCCGACGGCGAGCCTGGAAATGCTGTTGTCGGCATCCACTGCGCGCGCCAACCGGGTTCGGTCTCTCCTTGTCCCCTATGCCTTCGGGTGCGCGGGCGCACTCGATTCGGTATCGCCCGACGATCTCCGCGAACTCTTCACCACGCTGGTCGACATGCAGGGCGAAGTCGTCCAACTGCTGGAGTACGTCACGGCGGTTGTCAGCAATTCGTCGGAGGCCTGCCATGACTAAGGCCGATGAATCGAACAGCGACTTCAGGTTCCGCACTGGAACCCAAGAAGTGACAGTGACGCTGCGTCCCCAGGACAGGGGCGTTGTCGTATTTCGAGATTTCGACGGGAACATCACCACGCAGCCGGCGGAGATCGGAGACTCCGTCCTGAACATCAAACGCGACTTGATCCCGCACATCACGGATCAGCCGATGCCGACGGCGTGGCTGACAGAACTGCGGGACTACCTGACCGAACGCATAGACGCGCGGCGCGAAGCGCAAGTCAATGGTTACCTTATTCAGGCGACGGCTGATGGACGGGGATTTGAACGCGTCAATGTCCGCCGCGTTGAAGCGGAAGACGTCGACGACACCTCCAGCGCGCCACGCAGTATCAGAAGCGCCGGCCACGCTGCCGCCGAAGCTTGGTATTCGCGATTTCGGGAGCGCGGCGAGCAGGCCGAAGGGTACTTCTTCCCGTCAGAGCTGCGCGAGGCCTTTAGCGCATTGCCGGCGCCAGAGCGTGGGCATTTTCTCGATGGCATCGGCGCCCTCATGGTGCTATGGCTGGTAAGCGGCGTGCCCAATCCTGGCCGCATCGATACGGCTGAGGAGATCCGGCTGCAAGCGCTGTCCCCGGCCGAACAGGACGCCGACTGTGCGGAGGACGAAGCATGAAAAACGTCCTTCGCCATCCGGCCGCAGATGCTGAGCCGGTCAAGAATCCGCCCCGGCGTGGCCGACTTCCGAACAACGTGACTCGCCTACCGTTGCCGGCAGGTTCGGCGCAGCCGCGCGCTTCCATTCCGGCCGCGAACGGCATTGCCATCATCCGAGCCGGCTCCAAGCCAGATGTCATGGTATTCAGCCCAAAGCAGGCACTTGATTTGTCGATGAACCTCATGCGCGCTCAAGTCGAATGCTGGCGCTACATGCTGGAGGAGTTTCCGGATATGTTCGACGATGGAGCCTCACGATGAGCCTCATTGAACAGCAACTCCGGATGCGGCTCCACATCGTCAAGCGCTCGCGCGACATCGAGCGGGCATTGCACATTCGACACTTCGCCGACCTGACAGAAACCAGGGCGCAGCTTCACAGTACTATGGCCGATCTGCAGCGATGCAGAACAGAGTCGGCGCGCCTCATGGCTGCGATCGCCACGATCATCAAGGGCTTGGAAGAAGGCCTGCCGCCCGAAGATGTCTGGCGGGCGGCGCGAACGTCGATCGGTCTGACGGCGGGGAGGTTTCCATGTCGCTAGCGCATAGGGTACTTGCAGTGCTGGTCAATGCGGAAACGCCGCTGGGCCCGATCGCGATCATGGACAAGAGTGGCGTCGACCGCAACTCTGTAGGCAACACACTGACCCGGCTGGTGAAGGATGGGCGTATCACAAAACATGCCCATGGCCTCTACTCCATGACGGAGGCTCAGCGCTCGAAATTCGACTACCTGCGCGCCCCGGCTCACCCTCCAACTGGGACGTTCGGTAAGGGCATCGCCGCGGCAGACTTATCGCGCCGACTCCATTTTCTCACCGGGGTCAGTCACCGCCCTGCGTTCGAAGGCAATGCTTTGCTCGGCGAGATCATCAACGATTACCGCCAGGCGCTTGATCGCGGCACCGGCCAGGAGGACGCAGAATGACCACCGTCCCCGTCATCGCTCAACGCAGCCGCGCTCTCCTGATTCAAGCGATGGAGCGCCGCTGGCCAGGTTGTGGGGCCCATACCAAGCACAACCAGAACACCAAGCGCGACGACGTAGTTTGGAGCCATCTCCTAGCGTCTCCGGTGCAAGCGGACATCCGCTCGTATGTCGCTGGTTGGGAAGCTGGAATAGATGCGGTCACGCGATTTGTCGCTGATGCCGTGCCATTCAAAGACGCCCCGGCCTCAACGGACAGAAAACGTCCCTCTGACGACCGAGCTCCCGTCTCATCCCGACAGCGCCAGGAGGTCGCAAGAGCCAAGCTTGAATCATTGTTCGCCGGCGGTGAGGCTGCTGAATTATGAACATGCGCTATGATTTGGCTGTCACCGGACCAACGGTGAACGGGCGTGGAAACCCGGAATTACGAGGCGCACAGTGGCCGCGCCGGATTTTGTCGCGGCCTTTTTGTGCCCATCGCCTTTGCGCGTCTACGGCGGCGCCGGGCGGGGCCAGCTTCGGCTGGGCCGGTTTCTCGTATCCGGTTTTCCACCCCCGTTCGTGCGCCGCCACCCTCCTTTATCCGACATCGCGGAGAGGCGTCACATGGTCCGATTCGTGACGATCTCCAAGGCTGCCGAGCTCACCGGCTATTCCGAGGACGCTATCCGTACCAAGATCCGCGATGGGATCTGGCGGGATGGCGAGGAATGGCGGAAAGCCCCTGACGGCCGCATCGTGATCAACATGGACGGGTACGACAAATGGGTAGAGATGGGAGGGGCGTTAAAGCCGCCTCGGAAAGCAGCATCGAGATCACGTTCCAATACCAGGGGCAACGCTGCCGGGAGCGCATCCCCCTCAAGCCCACCCCCGCTAACCTGAAGCGCGCAGAGCAGCACCGCGCGGCGATCCTGGAAGCGATCATCCGCGGTGCCTTCGACTATGCCGCCACGTTCCCGAACAGCCCGAACGCGCGTAAATTCGCCGCGCTGCCAGGCCAGGTCGAGACGGTCGAAGACTACCTTGAAGGCTGGCTGAAGCGTAAACAGAAGCACCTGAAAAAATCGACCTGGGACGGGTATCGCAAGGTGGTCGACAACCTGCTGATCCCACAATTCGGGCGCACGATGCTGGCCAGCTGGAAGCGCAAGGATTTCCGCGCATGGTTCGACGGCATGGAAGTCACAAACAAGCGCTTTGCCAACATCCTGAGCGTTGCGCGCGCCGCGCTCACCGATGCGGTGCAGGACGAGTTGATCGACACCAACCCGCTGTACGGCTGGAGCTACGCGCGGCCGGATGCGCCCAAGGCCGACGACGATATCGATCCGTTCTCGCAGGATGAACAGCGGGCCATCCTGCGCGTCTGCGAACCCATGATGGCCAACCAGGTGCAATTCGCCTTCTGGACCGGCCTGCGCACCAGCGAGTTGATCGCCCTAGACTGGAATGACGTCGACCTGCAGCGTGGCGTGATTCTCGTCCGTAAGGCCATGACGACCGCCGGCAAGGGCGAAGCGGAAGACACGAAGACGCGCGCCGGCCGGCGGGAAGTGAAATTGCTCGGCCCATCTCTGGCAGCCCTGGAGGCGCAGCGCGCGCACACGCAGCTGGCAGGCGATCCGATATTCATCCACCCACGGGCGCGCGAGCGCTGGACCGGCGATCAGCAGATCCGGGACGAATGGCTGCGGCTACTGAAGGTGGCCAAGGTCCGCTACCGGCGCCCTTACCAGACGCGCCACACCTATGCCAGCATGATGCTATCGGCGGGCGAGCACCCGATGTGGGTTGCGAAGCAGATGGGGCACGGGGACTGGACGATGATCGCCCGCATTTATGGTCGTTGGATGCCGTCGGCAGATGTCGAGGCGGGCAGCAAGGCGGAGGCGAAGTTCAGCCCAATTGCGCCTGAGAACAAGGATGTTCGCAAGACGGGCTGATTGCCACCAACGAGCAAGTCTCTGAATGAAAAAGCCGCCCGGAGGCGACTTTATTTATCCAGACACGATCTTCCGTATTTCTCTGTTGATAAGGCGAGAAAGATCAACGCCTCTGACCGCCCGCGACAAAAGCTCTTCCGAAAATGGGACATGCGGCACCCAAGTCCCCGCGTCCACCATTTGCGTAGCATGTCTCACAGGCTCGACTCGAGCATAGCGATATGCCATATAGCTCGTGTGCCCAGCGAATGTATGCTCGTCCTTTTGCACAATGCATGCAGGATCATGATGGATACCTTCATGCAAGGTGGTCATACCAACTAGCACGAGCTGATCCAACGTCCCATAGCTTGGAATTCCGCCGGGGCCCCAGATTATTACGTGAAGATGCGATTGGCCGGTATTGGGACCGGATGGGATCAACAGGGTATCGCCTATCTTGGGCGTCCACCCGCTCGTGGCCATTACGCAAATGCCTTGCTGATTTCGTGTTGTTGGTGCAAGTGAGCCAGCATGTGATTAATTTGCTGGTCCGAATAGCCTAGCGCACGGAATAACCGGTCATAGGTGATAGGCTTGCTAGATCCGTGCGGGTCTTCCCACTCTGGCAGCTCATCGTGAGTGTACTTCACGAGTGCCCACCGATCCCAGGAACCGAAGCGGTCCCAGACGGCGGAGAGTACTTCCAAATCACTATCACTGAGCGCAAGCAGATCATCTTCCGGCGACTTTAGTGCAGAGGGGTCACGGAGAGACACCTTATGCTCCGCCCGGTCAGAAATCCAAGAGTCCCAGCCGCCTGGCTCAGAACGCATCGCACCATTCATATGGTTATAGATGCGAGATAGCACCGGCCCGTGCTCCATTGAGACAAGCCGGTCGCCAGTCAATGGTTCGCCATATCGCTCGAAGGATAGCCTCTCTGCCAAATAGATCAGCTTCAGCAGCTTAATGAGGTGCAT